GAAAAAATGTGTCACGGTGGCAAGGCTCACAAATGAGAGCCAGTCGTGGAATGGGCGCAGTAAACCCTTCCAAGATACCCAGTAGAAAGATTATCCAAAGAAAGGATAATCCTGATGCTGTTGCGATGTATGCAAAAGGTGGGGAAGTTTGGGATAAACCTCGTCCGAAAGGACTTGGAAAACCTAAGCATTTAAGTGCTTCTAAAAAGTCAAAAGCTAAAGCAATGGCGAAAGCTGCTGGCAGGACTTACCCAAATTTGGTCGATAACTTACGAGCTGCAAGGAAAAAATAATGGCTGAAAAATGGATTCAACACGCTATTAAACGAGCTGGTGCTTTGAGAGAAGCGCTGCACGTAAAAGAAGGCCATAAAATCCCAGAAAAGAAGCTGGAAGCTGCCGCTAAGAAGCCTGGAAAGTTAGGTCAACGTGCTCGTCTTGCTGAAACTCTTAAAGGTTTTAAGCATAAATAATGACTACTACTGGAGCATCCGTATTTGATTTAAACATGAACGAACTCGTAGAAGAGGCGTTCGAGCGGTGCGGTGCTGAATTAAGAACGGGTTATGATTTAAGAACGGCTACTCGGTCATTAAATATTTTGACTGTTGAGTGGGCCAATCGAGGTATTAACCTTTGGACGGTAGAAGAAGGTCAGATCCCCATGAATACGGGTCAGATTACCTATCCATTGCCAATTGACACAATTGATTTATTAAGCCAAGTGATTCGTACTGGGACGCTGCAAAACCAGATCGACATTAACATTAGCCGTATTTCTGAAGATACTTACTCCACCATTCCTAATAAATTGGCCGTTGGCAGACCTATTCAAGTATGGATCAATCGTCAATCTGGTCAAACCAATCCTACGGCTTATACTCTTGTTGGCAACGGCTCTAATGGTAATGGCGGCATCTCTGCTACGGATACCACGATTCAGCTTACTCCAGCTGATTTAACGGGTCTTGCAGCCACTGGTTATATCAAAATAGACTCTGAGATTATCTACTATCCAAACGTCTCTACGACCTCTGCACAGCTGTTAAATTGCTATCGTGGACAGGCTGGCACAACGGCTGCAACACATGCCACTTCTGCGCCAATTAGCACAACCAATTTGCCGTGTATCAACGTCTGGCCTACCCCCAATTCACCAGGTAGTCAATACACATTTGTCTACTGGCGTTTGCGTAGAATTCAAGATGCTGGTTCTGGCGTTACAACCAACGATATTCCATTCCGTTTTATTTCAGCTTTAGTGGCTGGATTAGCATACTATTTATCCCAGAAGGTTCCTGGCGTTGATCCAAATAGAATAGCCATGCTGAAAGCAGACTACATGGAACAATGGACGCTGGCATCCGAAGAGGATCGTGAAAAAGCGCCCGTACGCTTTGTGCCACGAGCTTCTTTTTATACGGGGGGTAGACGGTAATGCCTAGTAAATATGCATCAGGCAAATATGCTATTGCCCAATGTGATAGATGTGGCTTTAGATACAAGTTGATGGATTTAAAGAAAGAAATCATCAAGACAAAACTTTATAATATTAAAGTTTGTCCTGAATGTTGGGATCCAGATCAGCCACAGTTGAGCTTGGGATTGTATCCTGTGAATGATCCTCAGGCGGTGCGTGAGCCTCGCCCAGACGTAAGTTATCAAGTTGGCGGTACTTATGGGTTAATGACCAATCCATATGACCCAAATGTAAACGCTCTTGATAGTGCAGGCTACTCATCTGATGGCAGTAGGCAGATACAATGGGGTTGGAACCCTGTAGGTGGTGCAAGTTATTTTGACAGTTATTTAACTCCAAACTCCTTGCTTCCTGTTATAACAATCGGTACAGTATCAATTACAATGACTTAGGAGTATTAAAATGGATAAAGAAGATATCAAACAAGACAAAAAGCTCATTAAAAAAGCTTTTGGTATGCATGACAAACAAGAACATCATGGCGAACATACTGATCTTTCTGGCCTGAAAAAAGGCGGTAAGATCAAAAAGATGGCTAAAGGTGGCGTGACAGGCAAAGAAATGAAAGCTGTCGGCCGCAATATGGCCCGTGCTATGAACCAAAAATCAAGCTCAAGAGGTCGTTAATATGGCAACCGCAAAGAATGTAAAGCCTACAACCAAGAATAGCCCAAAGGTGACAATTGGTAAGAATAAATTTGCTGAACCAGCAGATACTTATGCCAATCCGCACACCAATAAAGAAAAGCATATTACTGGCCAAGAAGTGATGGATCGTGGTGAGTTTGTCCATACCAAATCAGCTAAAGATGCTAAGTTAACAGATCCTGTTAAAAGTGGTGTTTGCTACGCTGAAACCAAAGAAACTAAAACTTCTGGCATAGAAATGCGTGGCGCAGGCGCAGCAACTAAAGGACGCATGTCCAGAGGCCCAATGGCATGATGACATACCAGCAGCTGTGGCAAGCGATTCAAGATTACGCTGAAACCACAGAGTCACTGTTTGTAGCAAATATTCCCCTATTTGTTCAGGAGGCGGAAGACCGCATCTATAATTCGGTGCAGCTTCCTTCCTTACGGAAAAATGTTACAGGTAACTTAACTGCTGGTAATCCTTATTTATCGTTGCCAATGGACTATCTATCAACCTATTCATTGGCTATTATTGATAGTAGTGGCAACTACAATTACATTTTGAATAAAGATGTAAACTTTTTGCGTCAGTCATTCCCCAATCCAAATACCACTGGAATGCCTTATTGTTACGCCCTTTTTGGGTCACAGTTAGCTAATATCAATGAATTGTCATTGATTATTGGGCCTACGCCAGATTCCAATTACACGGCAGAATTGCATTATTATTACTATCCGCCAACCATTGTTCAGGGTCAAATTAACATTTGGAATATTGTTAATCCAGGATCTAGCTATGCTGCTGGAACCTACGAAAATATACCGTTGACAGGCGGAACGGGTTCTGGCGCTATTGCCACGATTGTTGTTGGAAATACCAGCACGGTGACATCCGTTACCATTACTAATGGCGGTAATTACTATGTTGTTGGCGATCAATTAAGCGCTGCTACCACCAATTTGGGCGGTGGTACTGGTACAGGGTTTACCCTTACGGTTACTAGCATATCAAATGCTACAGGCACCAGCTGGCTTGGTGATAACTATGACCCAGTGCTTTTTTATGGCGCTATGCGTGAAGCTATGCTTTTCCAGCGTCAAGAGGCCGATGTTATTAAATCTTATGAAGATAAGTACCAAGAGGCACTTGCACAGCTTAAACGCCTTGGAGATGGTCTGGAGCGTAATGATGCTTACAGACGTGGTCAAACTAGCCTACCTTATAACAGACTATAACTATGCCAATCTTCCAAGCCGCTTGTAATGTATTTCAGCAAAATTTGCTCAATGGTAATGAGAACTTTACCAACGGCACTTATTACATTGCTTTATACAATGCCAATGCCAATTTGAACGCCACCACCACGGCCTATACCACAGTAAATGAGGTTACAGGAACGGGTTATACGGCTGGCGGAATACCATTAGTAATATCCCAGACCCCTACGATTAATAACCAATACAACACAACTTATGTGTCATTTCAAAACGCAGTTTGGAGTCCTGCTGCGTTTACTTGTAGGGGTGCATTGGTATATAATTACACTACAAAAGCAGCTTGTTTTGTGTTGAATTTTGGGTCTGATAAGACTTGTAACAACAGCTTTACGGTGACTTTCCCAGCAGCGACTTACTCGTCTGCTATTTTAACGATTAGTAGTTATACGGATGCAAACGTAGTCAGTTCAGGCGATTAAGGAGATTTCATGACTAAAGAATTATCAAATTTTGGCGATCAAGCCGTAGCAACATTACAAGCTAATGCTGTTATCCCAGAAGGTATGGGCGTAGAAGGTTACTACCATGTAGAGTGCCGTGATGCAAATGGCAATCTTAAATGGACAGATGACCTTCCTAACCTGGTTGTTGCCGTAGGTAAACAGTTAATGCTCAATACCTTATTGACAACATCTGGCACATATACCACTGTTGGACCATTTTTAGGTTTGATTTCTAATAGCTTTACTGCTTCAGCAGCAGACACAATGGCTTCCCATACGTGGACAGAGTTTACTAACTACACGGTTGGCGGTTCAGCAGTTCGTGGTACGGCCGTATTTGGCACAGCAACCTCTACTGGTTCTACACCATCTAACGTAACTTCATCTACCGCTACTGCTATTACATACACTATTACTGGTGCTGGTGGTACTATTTATGGTTGCTTCTTGGTAACTGGTACTGGCGCTGTAAGCACACAAAGCTCAACAGCTGGTGTTTTATACAGTGAAGGATTGTTTGGTACAGCTAAAACAACTACATCTGGTGATACAGTTTCGGTAACATATTCGACTACTGCTACTAGCTAAGGAGCTTTAAATGGCTCTAGTGATAGCGGATCGTGTCCAGCAGCAGGGATCGGCCAATACTACTGTTAGTTTTACGCTCAGTTCGGGCGTAACAGGGTATCAATCGTTCTCTGTTATTGGTAACGGCAATACAACTTACTATTCTGCAACCGATGCTTCTGGTAACTGGGAGGTCGGTGTTGGAACCTATTCAACCACTGGACCAACATTAACTCGTACTACCATTATCTCCTCTTCCAATTCGGGAAGTGCTGTATCTACATTTGGTAATCCAGTAAACGTATTTGTTACTTATCCTTCAGAAAATGCTGTTTATGGTAACGGTACAGTTTTAGTTGCCCCAAGCACGGCCGTTCTGCCTGTTGCCAATGGCGGAACAGGAGCCAGCACAGCAAGCATTACATCTTTTAATAATATTACTGGATACTCTGCAGCTGGGGCAACTGGAACAACAAGCAGTAATTTAGTATTTTCAACTAGCCCAACATTAACTACTCCAGCGCTTGGGGCAGCAACCGCAACATCAATAGTGGCAAGTAACGGTTTTTATTCAACAGGCACCTATGGTGGGTCTTATACCGATGGTATTGTTTTAGATTACGCCACAGGAAACGGAAGAGTTAGCGTTGGTACTGGTGATAATCTAACCTTTTATACTGGTGGTTTAGCCAATACAGCAACTTTAACATTAAATACATCGGGCGCAATCGGAGTAGGATCTAGCCCAAGCTATGGTACGTCTGGACAGTTTCTCACTTCATCTGGCAGCGGATCGGCTCCTACTTGGACTACACCTTCCAGCATTTCACAGGCTAAAGTAACAGCTTTAGTCATGACTTTAGGATTCTAAAATGGCTAACGCAAATATCGCAGCACTCACCTCTATCTACGGTAATACGGCTTATGTCGTTCCTTCTACAACATCTGCTACAGTAAGCTGGACTTATAATGGCACAACAACACTGACTGGTTTAACTCCTGCGACTGGCACTGTAAATAAGATTACGGGCTTGATCGTAGCAAACACTACTGGTTCAGCGGCTTATGCGACAGTAGCAGTTGGCAACAATCCTACCTTCGGTTCTGCCACTGTAGTTTCTTATCCTTGCTATCAGATTAGCGTACCAGCTAATGCGTCTCTTATCGTGATTGATAAGACTACAGACCTGTACATTACTGAGAACCAATCTTTGGCAGTAATCTCTGGTACAGGTTCAGCCCTGACTTACACAGCAATTTTCGAAGCAATTAGCTAAGATGTCTGATCGTTATGTTGGTGCTTGGATGCAAAATGGAGCGTTCAACCCGCTAGCCGCACCTACGCCAACAACTTTATACAATTTGTATGGATGGGGAAGCGGTCAATATGGTAGTCTTGGACTAGGCAATACAACTAACTACTCATCACCTAAGCAAGTTGGATCGCTAACAAACTGGTTATCTATAACTGGTGGAAGATATACTACTTTAGCAATTAAAACAGATGGAACGCTATGGGGCTGGGGATATAATGGTACTGGACAGATTGGACTAGGCAATACAACTAACTACTCATCACCAAAACAAGTTGGCTCATTAACTAATTGGTCATCAGTTTCAATGAGGGCGTTTACAGCTTTAGCTATAAAAACAGATGGGACACTCTGGTCTTGGGGTCTAGGGACAAGCGGAGAAACTGGTCAAGGAAATGTAAGTAACTTATCTTCCCCAACACAAATTGGCGCATTAACAACCTGGTCATCTGCCTTTAACGGGCAAGGATGCAGTTTTGCTATAAAAACTGATGGTACATTATGGGCTTGGGGTTACAACGGATCTGGAAATTTAGGGTTAGGCAACACCACATATTATTCATCTCCAAAACAAGTTGGTTCTTTAACAAATTGGCTTAGATTATCTTCCGGGCAATATCAAGTTATAGCTATCAAAACAGACGGCACAATGTGGTCTTGGGGTCAAGGAACAAGCGGAAAATTAGGACTTGGAAATACAACATATTACTCTTCCCCAAAACAAATTGGTGCGTTAACTACATGGGCTTATTCAGCAACAACTTTTGGAGCAAGTTTAGCCGTTAAAACTGATGGAACAATGTGGTCTTGGGGTGCGAATGCTCAAGGACAACTTGGTCTTGGTAATACAACAGCATATTCATCTCCTAAACAAATTGGAGTTTTAACTACTTGGACTTTATCTTTTGTTGGTTTACAAAATTCTGTTCTTGCTATTCAATCAAATAAAACTTTATGGGCTTGGGGTAGCAATAATAACGGTCAGTTGGGCCTTGGAAATACAACAAACTATTCATCTCCAAAACAAATAGGAACGTCCACAAGTTGGAATAAAGTATCTGGTGGATTAGCTTTCAGTGTGGCATTAGGATAATATGGCAACTACAGTTTACCCCTACATCCAATACGGTGGCATCTGGACAACAAGCCAAGCTACTGATGCCGTTGCCGCTAGTAGTTGGCCTGTTCCGCCAAGCCCACATTTATATGCTTGGGGTAATAATGTATATGGTCAGCTGGGCTTAGGAAACACAACAAGATATTCATCTCCTAAACAAGTCGGTTCTCTTGCTAATTGGTCTTCGATAATTGAATCTATAAGATGGACACTTACAACTAAGACCGATGGCACATTATGGGCTTGGGGATCAAATAATGGTGGTCAATTAGGATTAGGTAATACAACCTTTTATTCATCTCCAAAACAAGTTGGATCTCTTACTAATTGGTTGAAAATTTCTTGTGGTCAATATCATGCAGCAGTTATTAAATCAGACGGAACATTATGGGTCTGGGGCAAAAATCAATATGGACAATTAGGACTTAATAATAATACATACTATTCTTCTCCTAAACAATTAGGTGCTGGAACCAATTGGTCAAAAGTAGCTTGTTCCTCTAATAGTACCAACGCTGTCAAAACCGATGGAACTTTATGGTCTTGGGGCGAAAATAATTATGGGCAATTAGGTTTAGGTAATACTACCTTTTATTCATCTCCAACACAAGTGGGATCTTTGACTAATTGGTTAAATGTTGCAGCGGGATATTACTGTACTTTAGCCATCAAAACCGATGGATCTTTATGGTCTTGGGGTGTAAATAACTTTGGTGGATTAGGTCTTGGAAATACAACTAACTACTCATCTCCAAAACAAGTGGGTATTTTAACCAATTGGTCACAAATATCAGTATTATCATTTTCATTAGCAATCAAAACAGATGGCACCTTGTGGGCATGGGGCCGCAATCAAAGCGGTCAATTAGGTCTTGGTAATACAACATATTATTCTTCACCAAAACAAGTTGGAAACCTTAGTAATTGGGCGTTTATTTCTAATTTAGGAAATGCTACTAATCATGCTACAGCAATCAAAACGGATGGAACACTATGGGCGTGGGGGCAAAATAATAACGGTCAACTAGGGCTTGGTAATAGAACATATTATTCATCGCCTAAACAGGTTGGATTGTTAACATCTTGGTTAACAGTAACAAATGGATACAATGAAACATTGGCAATTGCAAAAACTTAAACTCAAGAGGAAAAATTGAAAAAAACATTGCCATTCTACGTATACGCATATATCAGGGAAAAAGACTCTGATACTGCACGTGCTGGCACGCCATACTATATTGGTAAGGGTAAAGGTCGCAGATCATTGGAAACACATCACAAAGGCGTTCCAGTTCCAAAAAATAAATCTTTAATCGTCATCCTAGAGTCTGGTCTTACTGAAGTAGGATCTTTAGCAATGGAAAGACGATTAATTAAATGGTGGGGAAGAAAAGATAAAAATACTGGTATTTTAATTAATCTTACAGATGGCGGTGATGGTGTTGCTGGCGCAAAGTTTAGTGACGTAACTCGTGCAAGAATGAGTAAAGCAAAACGTGGATCTAAGATGCCGCCACGAACTAAAGAGCATGGAGAAAAAATTGGCAATGCTCTCCGTGGCAGAACTACTTATTGGGGTACAAAACCTGAAAATAGACTTGCCGTCAGCATAGCTCTAAAAGGTCGGAAGATTACATATGAATGGCGTAAAAAAATTAGCCAGACATTAACTGGAAGGGTATATCCTAACTACTCATGTGTTTGTTGCAAAAAAGAAGTTCCTGTTAATAACCTAACTCATCACTACAATTCCCATTTTGGGCTTAACAAAAAAAGGTCAATTAGTTCCTGTGCATGTATGATTTGTCAAAAAAAGGTATCAACAAATAACCTTAATCAGCATTTCAACAAAACACATAACAGGGCGTTAACAATATGAAAAAGAAACTTTCGTTCTTATCAGGAATTCCCCGTTCAGGATCTACAGTCTTGGCGGCAATCCTTAACCAAAATCCAGAGACACACGTTTCTACAACATCTGGATTAGTGCATGCGCTAGATGGACTAGCGAATACTTGGCATTCTGCAGGACTGCTTAACGAAAATGACCCAGACCGCAAGAAGCTGGCGCAGACTATGCGTGGCATGATTGATGCGTTCTATGAGGACACCGATAAGCCTGTAGTAATCGACAAAGGTCGTGGTTGGCCTATTCCGATCATTATGGGCGCTATGACTCAGGTTTTAGGCCACAACCCAAAGATTATTGCTACCGTACGCCCTGTGCCTGACTGTATGGCTTCTTTTGTACGTGTTGCAAAACCAGCCGATTTAGATGAATTTATGTACTCTGGACAGCTTGCTGACCACCTTAAAGCTGCGTATATCTCGCTGCAACAAGGCTATGAAGCCATGCCAGAGAACTTCCTGTTTGTAGAATACGACAACCTACTCGCAGACCCTAAAAAAGAATTAGACCGCATCCATGAATTCCTTGGATTGGCACCGTTTGAGTATGACCTGTCTAACATTGACGGCACACCAGTAAAAGAAGATGACGAGAATCTGCACGGTTACGCTGGTATGCACGACATCAAGCCAGAGCTAAAAAAACAACACTCAGACCGATCACAAGACTTACTCAAGCACCACTACAATCAGTTCTGCCAGCCTGAGTTCTGGAATGATAACAAGCGCACCATGCCCGAGTTGGATGACTTAGACCTGCAGTTGGCAGCGGGTAAGATTGGTGACTTTGCTGAAGGCTGGAGACTATCTGAGAAGCTAGCTAAAGAGCGCCCAACAGACCATCGTGCAGCGTATAACCGTTCTTGGTATCTACTCAAACAAGGTAAGATCCGTGAAGGATACCGTGAGATGGATCGTGGACGTTTCTGCGGAATTATTGGCGAGCGTCATCCAGATACCCCAATGCCAGAATGGGACGGTCGTTCCAAAGGCACAATCTTGCTCTATGTTGACCACGGATTAGGCGATCAGATCCACCAAGTACGCTATGCCAAAGATTTGGTAGCACGTGGTAACAAAGTTATTATTTGCTGCTCTGGTCAGTTAGCGCAGTTATTTTCACAAGTTGAAGGTGTTTCTGCTGTGGTGCAGCATGGCGCTGAATACGGTATTTACCACGACTTTTGGGCATTTGGAATGGTAGCTCCAAACTACCTAGGATACGAGATGAGTGACCTTAAAGGCACACCATACATTCCTCGCCCAACCACCATTAAAGGGCGTAAAAAGCGCATTGGTTTGCGTTGGCAGGGTAACTCTAAGTTTGAGGATGACCACCATAAACGCTTCCCATATGACCTAATGTTCAATGCGGTCAAGAATTTTGATGTAGAGTTCATTTCATTACAAAGAGATGAGGGTTCTGAGGCATGTCCTCCTTGGGTAAAGAGAGTTCCGCTTGATTCATGGATTGATACCCAAAATGCCGTAGCTAGCTGCGATATGGTGATTTCTGCGTGTACTAGCGTATCCCACTTATCAGCCGCTATGGGCATTGAAACGCTTGTCGTAATACCTTGTATGGGATACTATCTTTATGCCCTTGATGGCTCAGAAGTGCCATATTATAATAGTATGCGCCTCTTTAGACAGAAAACATTTGGCGAATGGTCTGACCCATTTAACGAAGTAAAAGAGTATCTTTCTACAGTATTACCAGCTAATCAATTAAGAATGGTAAGTTAATGAGCTATCGGTATTCCAACGCTATTGTAGATCCAGGATTAAACACCCTGATACCACCCAATGGTACAACTACGTATTACTATAATTTGTATAGTTGGGGAAGTGGCTTACAGGGTGCTTTAGGTTTAGGAAACACAACAAGCTATTCCTCACCAAAACAAGTTGGCGCATTATCAAACTGGCTAACTATTGCAAGCGGATATCAATTTACATTGGCCGTTAAAACAGACGGATCTTTATGGTCTTGGGGCTACAATGGAAATGGTCAACTTGGAATAGGTAATACAACAAATTATTCATCTCCAGTTCAAATTGGCGCATTAACCAACTGGTTAAATGTTGCATGCGGTTGGTATCATTCTGTTGCTACCAAAATCGATGGCACTCTTTGGACATGGGGCTGGAATAACAACGGTCAATTAGGAAACGGCAATACTACAGATAGATCTTCTCCTGCACAAGTTGGAGCATTAACTAACTGGTTATCTGTTGGTTGTGGAAGGAAAAGCACATATGCTGTCAAAACTAACGGGACTCTATGGTCTTGGGGGAGTAACAATTCTGGTAGTTTAGGCTTAGGTAATACTACCTATTACTCATCACCAAAACAAGTTGGCGCTTTAACAAATTGGCTAAAAGTTGTTGGCGGTTACTCTAACTTTGCTATTGCGTTAAAAACAGATGGAAGCCTATGGTCTTGGGGTTACAACTATCAAGGTCAGCTAGGATTAAATAACCAAACCTATTACTCTTCTCCTAAGCAAATTGGCGCTTTAACTACTTGGACTGCTATTGCAACATTTAGTTACGGTGGTTTTGCAATAAATAACAACAAACTATATGCTTGGGGTCAAAACCAATATGGTGATTTGGGATTGAATACATCAGGAAATTTTTATTCTTCTCCTGTTCAAGTTGGCGCATTAACTAACTGGAAAACAGTTTTTGCATCTGGTCAACCTGGATATGGATTTGCCATTAAGACTGACGGAACATTATGGTCATGGGGTTATAATGCTTATGGTCAATTAGGGCAAGGAAACACAACTAGCATATCTTCGCCTAAACAAATTGGCGCTTTAAACACTTGGAATTCTGTAGCCCCAGGATTTTATGGTAGAAACGTAATAGCAACGATTTATTAATATGCCAGTAATTACTACATACCCATACACCCAATACACAGGCATCTGGAAACTGAACGCAGCAAGTGCAGCTCAGGGGGCAGGCACTTGGGCTACTCCTCCTGTACCATATCTTTATAGCTGGGGATTTAATAGTTATGGTGGGTTAGGACTAGGAAATACCACAAACTATTCATCTCCTAAACAGGTTGGTAGTTTAACAACTTGGCTTACAATATCCGCTGGAGCATATTTTGCTGCAGGCATAAAAACCGATGGTACGCTATGGACTTGGGGAAGAAATAATGCAGGTCAATTAGGCTTAGGTAATACTACAAATTATTCTTCTTCTGTTCAAGTCGGTGCGTTAACAAATTGGTCAAAAATTGCTTCTGGTTTTAATTTTTGTTTAGCCGTTAAAACAAATGGAACATTGTGGGCATGGGGACAAGGTGCTTACGGTTCATTGGGCCTTAATAATACAACCACAATGTATTCTCCAAATCAAGTTGGATCTCTTACAACATGGTTAAATGTTGCAGCATCAAATTACCAATCTTTTGCTATTAAAACAGACGGTACGTTATGGTCTTGGGGATACAATAATCATGGTCAACTAGGAAATAATAATACAAATAATTATTCTTCTCCTGCACAAATAGGAGCATTAACAAACTGGTCAACAGTTACTGCTGGTTTTACCCATACTTTAGCCACTAAAACTGACGGCACTCTTTGGGCTTGGGGTTTTAATACCTATGGCGGACTTGGTTTAAGCAATACAACAGAATATTCCTCTCCAAAACAAGTTGGTGTGCTTACCAATTGGCTAAAAGTTTCTGCAGGATATGGATATTCAACAGCCATAAAATCAGACGGAACATTATGGTCATGGGGTTATAATGTTTATGGTCAATTAGGATTAAATACCACCGCCTATTATTCTTCACCAAAACAAATCGGTGCTTTAGCTACATGGTCAACCATTTCTGCTGGATATGCGTATGCTCAATCTATCAAAAACGATGGTACTTTATGGTCATGGGGCCGCAACCAAAATGGACAATTGGGTCAAGGTAATACAACAAATTTAAGTTCACCGCAACAAATAGGATCTTCAACATTTTGGACATTTGTAAACGCAAATAACAGCGCTAGAAATTCAAATATGGTTTTTGGTATTAACAAACACTAACACAAAAGGAGTATTAAAATGGCATTATATGTACAAATCGTCAACAATGAAGTTAAACAGTGCATTGACACTGTACCTGCTGAAGGCATAGGTAACGCTGGCTGGAAGAACGCAGTTGAAGTTCGCCCAACCATCACCCCAAATCGTCAAGGCTACACAGCGCACACATTTGATTTGACTAAAGATCCAGTGGAAATTGTGTATGGCACATTTGACATTCCTGTAGCAGACCGTCAAAAAGGCATGATTGCTAACGCTAACTTTGAAGTAAGTCAATTACTCCAAGGTATGGCTCGTGATCCATCCACATTTGATGCGACTAAAGTATCTGCTGCTCAGTCTGCTGCTGCGACCAAAATCGCTGCTATTGAAGCCGCTACAACGCACGACCAATTGGATGCTATTCAGTGAAACTAAATTTGGGTTGTGGGTACAATAAGTTTGATGGCTACGTCAATGTAGACCATGATTCCCTGTGCCAGCCCGATATTGTTGCAGACCTAGAAGACCGATTGCCTTTTGAAGATAACTCGGTGGATGAGATCATTATGTATCACGTCTTGGAGCATTTGGGTCAGGATGTAAAGACTTACTTTTCTATATGGAAAGAGCTTTACCGCATTCTCAAAAATGACGGAGAGCTGAAGATTACGGTTCCTCATTGGAACCATGAGAACTTCCATCACGATCCTACCCATGTCCGTAAGGTAACTCCTGTTGGCGTTAATATGTTTAGTCAAAAGAAAAATCGCCAGACGATTGAAGAAAATGGTCAAGAAACAACACTAGGGTTACAACTAGGAATAGATATAGAGGTTGTTGGCGTACACTATGATTTATCGCCTTGGTTCCAGCAAGCTATGCAGGGTCAACCCAGAGAAATAGTGGAAAGGGAAATGGGGCGATATAACAATAGTTGTCATCAAATCCACATCTATGCAAAGGCGATTAAATGAAAAAGATCCTCATCATGGGCTTGCCAGGTTCTGGTAAGACTTACTTAGCACAAGCATTAAAAGCTTATTTAGAAGAGCATGGAGAAATGTCCTATGCTAGAGCATTACAAGAACAAATTGGCAATTACGGTTGCCAAGTAACTTGGTTCAATGCTGACGAGGTACGTAAGAAGTACAACGACTGGGATTTCTCCAAAGAGGGACGTATCCGTCAATCCTTACGCATGGCTGAGTTTGCCCTGTCCGCTGGAGGTGATTATGTGATTTGCGACTTTGTGGCTCCTTTGGTTGAGATGCGCAACAACTTCAAGGCGGACTGGACAATCTGGGTTGATACCATTGACGCTGGTCGTTTTGAAGATACTAATAAAGCATTTGTACCACCAGAGGTTTATGACTTCCGTGTGACGGAACAGAACTGCGAAAAGTGGGCTGAGTTTATTGGCAACCACATTATTGAGAACCGCAGACGCCCTACCTTTGATTGGCAAAAAGAGACTGTCCAGATGCTAGGTAGATGGCAACCTTGGCATGCTGGTCACCGAGCGCTATTTGAACGCTCTATTGCTAAAACAGGTCAAGTAGTTATCCAAATCCGTGACTGTCAAGGCTGGCAAGGTTCTAACCCATTTGCCATAGAGCAGGTAAAAGGTTATATTAAGAGAGACTTAGATCCTCTTTATCAGGGTCAGTACGAGATTCAAGTGGTTCCTAATATCGTTAATATTACTTACGGTAGAGATGTTGGGTATAAGATTGAACAGGAAACATTTGATAAGTCAGTAACTGATATCAGTGCAACTAAAATCCGCAAGGAAATGGGTATTAAATAATGTTTGGAATAACAGCCTTCGCACAATCTCCTTATGCCAGTTTAGGTGGCAATAGTTATCAGCTTTCTATTACGGAAGCTACGGTAACCGTTGCCGATGCTAACAGCGAATCGGATCAATTCTTTGAGGGGATTGTAGAAGGCTTTACTGCGGCAGATAGTAATACACAAAGTTCCGCTTTCTTGGATACTTTGATCGAAAATATTACGATGGCCGATTCTGAAACGGCCGCACAAACATCCAGTTTAAGTATTGCTGAAAATTTCAATCCTTTAGAAAGTGAAGTGATTGGTTCTTTTTATATATTCTCATTATCAGAGAATGTCAATATGGCGGAAACAGAAACCTATGTTTATCTCATAGGGTTTACCATTACCGAAAATGTAAGTATGGCAGATTCTTATGTGGCTAATGCTGCTTTATTTAATAGCATTACTGAAAACTTTAGTGTTGGAGATGTCAACAGCCAGGCAGATGCTTTCTTTGATTCAATTGTTGAAGGACTTGGTGTTGCCAACTCCCAAGCGGTACAGGCTGCTTTAAAAGACAGTATTACAGAAAATATTGGTATGGCAGATTCTTATGTATTCGGATTTATAACATCCTTTACAGAGAATGTTGGAATGGCAGATTCTAATACAGCAATATTAATCATTACATTTAGTATTGCTGAAAATTTCAATATTGCTGATAGCTACAGCTCTCCATTCCATTTCCTTGATTCTATTATAGAAAATGTCAAGCTGGGCGATTTGAATAGTACCACGGATTGGATTAAAATTAACGACAATCAAACCCCAAATTGGGTACAAATTAACAATAATCAGTAAGGATTAACATGGCAGAATCGTACTCAACATCACTTAGATTAACCCTTATTGGGGATGGTGACTTATCTGGCACATGGGGTGATGTAACCAACGCTAACATTGGAACCCTTTTGGAAGAAGCCATTTGTGGCGTTATTTCAGTACCGATGGGTGATACTAACTATACCCTGCAAAGTTTAAACGGAGTAAAAGACCAGGCTAGAGCTGCCGTCATTGTTGCTACAGGCGCTAACACGGCCGTTCGTCAGGTAATTGCCCCATTGGTTCCTAAACTGTATATTCTCAATAACTCTACCACTGGCGGTTATAATGTCACCATTGGTGGATCAACAGGCTCTGTAGTCACGGTTCCAGCTGGTCAATCGGCCTTGGTTTATTGTGATGGCACAAACTTTTATAATGGTATTACCGTGGCAGCATCGGCCGCAACTACCTTGGGCGGAGGAGCAGCCAATCAAATCCTATACCAAGCCAGTACAAGTAATACTCAATTTATCACGGCCCCTACCACAGCCAATTCTTTTTTATATTGGACAGGATCTTCTTTTTCATGGAGCACAATTAGTGCAACTTTGACAGTTGGCGTATCAGCCATTAGCGGTGGTACTTCTGGTTATGTTCTTTACAACAATGGTGGTGTTTTAGGAAATTCTGCTACCACAGGATCTGGAACTGTTGTGCTAAACAATAGCCCATCATTTACAGGAACTCCTACATTTGCTTCTGCCCCTACCGTTGGCGGTTATTCTGTGTTGACAACCAATACTGGCGTATCTGCTAGTGGTAACAATAGCTTTACTGGCACCAATTCATTTAGCACAGCACCAACAGTTAGTGGATATAGTGTAGTAACAACTAATAATTTATCTGGTTATGCTTCTTTAAGCGGAACAAATACTTTTACTGGAACAAATACATTTAGTTCTGGTATAAATACAGGAGCAGTATACTCAACTGGAAACACACTTAGCTTAGGCTTAAGTGGTACACCATATATTTCATTTAATAATGTATATAACACTTTTTTCCCAAATACAGATAATCTAATGTCTTTAGGGGATGGTGGTAATCGCTGGACACAAGTATATGCAGTGAACGGTACTATTAATACGTCTGATGCTAATGAAAAGCAACAAATAGCAGAATTAACAGTTTCTGAAATGGCTGTAGCTAAATCTTTAAAAGGGCTAATGAAAACTTTTAAATTTAATGCTGCGGTAGTTAAAAAAGGCGTTAATGCTCGAATTCATGTAGGCATCATGGCACAAGATGTACAAGCCGCTTTTATTGCTCAGGGATTGGACCCAAATAAATATGGTGTGTTTTGCTCTGATACATTATCCGATGGAAGCACTCGCTTAGGTGTTCGCTATGATGAGCTATTTGCTTTTATTATTGCTGCGTTATAAGGAAATAATATGAACTTTACATTTACATGGATTATGGACAAGCTAGGCTATATGCCTAAGATAGATATGGAAATTGGCAAAATCAAATCTGAAAATGCCCAGTGGCCATTTCCTGAAGGAAAAATAACCAGCCTTTCTAAGCCACTTGAGTTTCCAGTTGAAAAAAAGAAACGCCCGTATGTAAGAAAAGCAACTACTCGCAAGCCAAAACCTGATGCCGCTAGTAAACCTGCCCGTGCTAAGAAGAAATGAACAAAATATTCAATGACCTTCTTACTGGAAAAGATAATGAAACCCATGATATTGGTCGTTGGTCGTTGGTATTTACTATGTTTGCATTTCTTGGAGCTTGCATTTTTAATGCTGTGCATTCAGGTCTTATAGATTTAGAAAAGTTTTATATGGGTGTGGCAGCGATTGTGGGCGCCCATGGTGCAGCGCTTTTGATGAAAAAGGACTCAGAACCTGATTCCGTTACGGAGGATAAGTAATGTGGAGCTTTATAGATGAGTACCTTAATTACATCAAAGTGGGAGTTTGTGTATTGGTGGGGTGTGCTTTGTTTTATAGTGGGTTTCATATCGGTAATGGTCGATATTTGGAATACAAAGCAAGCGTTGAAGCTACCGCCAAAGCGCAAGAAGCTCAGGTCGAATCAATCCAAAAACAACATGAATTAGTAACAAAAGGAATTCAAGATGAATATGAAGCTAAGCTTGCTGCTGTGCATAACTACTATCGGACTGCTAGCGTGTGGAACAAGCCCAGTAGCAGTTCAGTGCCCAGCATTTCCAATGCCCCCAAGCTCCCTGATGTTATCGCCTCCTACAATGAACTTGCTGGACAGTGCGCTCAAACCACGCTCCAATTAATTGAGCTTCAAAAGTGGCTTAACGAGCAAGTAGGAATTAAATGACTTTTGAACAATTGGAACAATTGGGTATTGGACCTACGCTTTGGCTTGATCCTTTAAATGCTGCATTTGAAAAATACGGCATGAATACCCCATTGCGCCAAGCTGCTTTTATAGGTCAGTGCCAACATGAATCCAGCAATTTTCTTCATTTAGAAGAGAATTTACATTATTCCGCTGTTGAATTGATGAAAACATGGCCTAGCCGTTTTCCCAATATTAATGTTGCCATGCAATACGCCAACAATCCAGAAAAGATTGCCAATAAAGTGTATGAAGGCAGGATGGGCAATAACGAAGAAGGTGACGGATGGGCGTACCACGGACGTGGATTGATTCAGTTAACAGGCCGTGATAACTATACAAAGTGTGGCACTGCCCTAGGATTTGATTTAGTAAGCAATCCAGAGCTATTAGTCCAACCTAAATACGCTGCATTGTCTGCGGGCTGGTTTTTTAATAAGCACGGCCTGAATGCACTGGCCGACTCCCAAGACTATGAGTCCATGACGATGCGTATCAATGGCGGCACAGTTGGTTTGGAAGATCGTATCAAAAAAATTAATCATGCGTTAAGCGTATTAGGATAAACCATGCCATTACAAAAACTACAATACCGTCCAGGTGTTTATCGTGAAGGAACCGACTACTCAAACGAGGGGGGTTTCTATGACGGGGATAAAGTACGTTTTCGTTCTGGCTTGCCTGAAAAAATTGGCGGATGGATTCAAGTTGCTGCTAAACAATTTTTAGGATTTTGCCGTGCGTTATGGACATGGACGGCATTGAATGCGGCCAATTATATTGGCGTGGGTACACAGCTTAAGTATTATATTTATTCTGGTGGTAACTATTATGATATTACCCCAATCACTCAAACCGATTCTCTTTCCAATCCTATCACCGCCAATACAAGCACTCCATCGGCAAAATTAACCATTGTAGATGGATCTAACACTGCAAACGTAGGAGATTACATTATTATCTCTGGCGCTACTAGCTTAGGTGGAAACATGACGGCATCTATTCTGAATCAAGAATATGTTATTACTGCCATTAATCCAAGCACCAATAGCTATAACGTCATTGCTTATTCATCACAAGTTCAGGCTGGTTCATTTGTAGTTGGCACGGTTTATACGATTCAATATGTTGGCACGACCAACTTTACTTTAATCGGTGCAAACAGCAATGCATTAGGAACTATATTTACCGCTACTGGGGCAGGAACAGGCACAGGAATTGCAGGCACTCCCGTCTATTCCACATCCAGCGATACTGGTCAAGGTGGAACGGTCACCATTCAATATGAACTGGCAGTTGGCTTGGCTGTAGCATCTGTCAGTAACGGCTGGGGCACTGGTCCGTGGGGTGGAGCAAACGGCAGCAGTTTGGTCAATTTAAACAATCCATTTACTACTACCAATGGCAGCGGTGTTATTACAGTAACACAGGCAAATCATGGATTAACAACGGGCAATAGCGTATTTTTTCAAATAGTAACCAACCCAGTAGGCGGTATACCAGCAATTTTATTGCAACAAGCTTTTGTGGTTACGGTAGTAAATACCAATAGCTATACCATTAATATTTCACCCATTACCACATCCGATTCTTCTACTTTTGGATCTGGAGCTACTAGCATTACTGTTTCGGCATTAGATGCCATGAACATTTATCCTAATATGCTGGTGATTGGTACCAATGTTCCATCTGGCACAACAGTCAGTTCACTATATGTTACTGGCTCGACCACGGTACCAATCAATGGATTAACAACAGGCGCAAGCTCTGGTACTTATACTTATACTTATTATGATTACACCACCATTACTGCTGGCACTGGAGTAGGAGGTGCTGTAACGGTAGTTGTGCCAAATACCCCAAATCGTGGTTGGGGCACTTCTTATAATAGCAATACTGCTACTGGATTTACCACTCAATTACGTTTATGGTCTAACGATAACTTTGGACAAGATTTAGTCATTAACCCTCGTGGAGGCGGCATTTACTATTGGCAAGCGGCCAATGGCGTAGGAACTAGAGCCATTCCTTTGCAGACTTTAACTAAAAGCCAAGTAAGCGCAGTCACTACTGCTACCTTTGCCTCTAGTGCTAGCTCTATCACTGTGGCAAACGCCACTGGAATCTATCCTGGAAGCTACATTATTAGCGGTGTTGGCATTACTGCTGGCACATATGTATTGTCAAGCTATGTGATTGGGTCTACTACCGTCCCAATTTCTACCACTACCACAGCATCTTCTTCTGGTAACTATACATTTTCTTATTCTGCTACTGCGGTTCCCACCAATGCAAACTATGTATTAACTTCTTCAATACAACAATTTGTGATTGCATTTGGAACCCAATTCTATGGATCTACCACGCAAAATCCAATGGTTGTACGGTGGTCAGATCAAGGTAATCCTTATCAATGGACACCGCAAGTAACCAATCAGTCTGGTGACTTTACCCTGACTAATGGCTCTTACATTATGGCCGCCCAAACAACACGGGTGGAAACCCTAGTGTGGACTGATTCTTGTTTATATACCATGCAATACATTGGCTATCCTTATGTATTTAGCTTTAACGTATTGATGGATAACATTACTATTATTTCGCCAAATGCGGCTATTACCGTTAATAATGTCACCTATTGGATGGGTAGAGATAAGTTCTACAAATACACTGGTGTAGTATCTACCCTTCCTTGCGCCTTGCGTCAGTACATTTTTGATGACATTAACCTAACACAGTCTTATCAAGTATTTGCTGGCTCTAATGAAGGCTTTAATGAAGTTTGGTGGTTCTATGTATCTAATGAAAGCGTTGGGTTACAGATTGATAAATACGTTATTTATAATTATTTAGATAATGTGTGGTCATACGGAACCATGGCTAGAACTGCTTGGCTACAATATGGTATTGAGCCAGAGCCCATAGCAGCTGACTACAACAGCCGTCTTTTGTACCATGAAGTAGGCACTGATGATGTTTCCACCTCAAATCCTGTGCCTATTCGCTCTTATATCCAATCTTCAAACTTTGGCATTGAAGCGGGAGAGCACTTTGGCTTTGTATGGCGTATGTTGCCAGATATTAACTTTAATGGTTCAACCGTTAATAACCCATCAGTAACGATGACATTGTATGGCCGTGCCAATTCGGGGGCCGCCCCCGTAGGGTCTGATATTGACACAGTCACTAGCGCAAACAACTATTCTAGTCAATCTGAATATACCGTACAACAGTTTACTGGTGAAGTTTATACTCGTCTTCGTGCTCGTCAAATAGCCTTTAAAATTCAATCTACTGATCTTGGCGTTGCTTGGCAGCTAGGAACCCCTCGTGCTGATATCAAGCCTGGAGGCCGTAGATGAGCACTGTCAATCCAGCCATACCGCAGACTATTGCGCCCAACTTACCCGTTGCTCCAGACCAATATTCGCAGCAATATCAAAATCAGATATACAACGCTCTGCGCTTATATTTCAATCAAATTGATAGCTTTACCAGGGCAGCATCGGTAGTTCAGTACGGACCAACTGCAAATCGCCCAGGAGTAGGTGTCAATATAGGACAAATGTTTTTTGATCAAACTTTAGGTATTCCCATCTGGTGGAGCGGTAAAAATTGGGTCAATGCTAGTGGATCTACGGTCTAAATATGTTAAAATTAACCCCAAATAACTCGATAGGTCGCATATGAGTCTACCCCTGATTGCCAAACATTTAGAAGCCCACGGGCGCAAAGGTGACACCCGTTTAGTCCATATGACAACAGGTGAGATTGCTGCCCTTCAAAAAATGGCAAAAGATCATGGTGGCTCACTGACTATTAACCCATCTACGGGTTTACCCGAGGCAGGATTTTTAAGCGCTATATTGCCAGCAGCAGCTGGTATTGCTACTGCAGTCTTTGCCCCTGAGTTATTGCCGTTAGTAGCTGGTGGCATTGGATTGGCCGACTATGCAATGACAGGCAGCCTTACAAAGGGTTTGATGGCAGGTATAGGAGCTTGGGGTGCTGGCAGCCTTGCTGGTGGAATGGAAGCCTTAGGCGCACAAAATTTAGTACAAGCTGGAGGTGATTTAGGTCAAGAAGCATTTGATGTGTCTCAGGCAGCAGTAGGTGCTCCTGGCACTCCAGCAGTGGATATGCAAGCCGCATCTAGTGGCTTAAATTCAGGAAATTTCCCCAATCTATCATCAGATCAATTGACACAGTTTCAACAAGCATTACCCAATGCTGTTAATCCTAGCGATATCTATAACGCTGCTGGCCAAGCAAATGCTTCATTAGGCAGCAATGTTATTAATCCAACTGCTAGTGATGCCTTATCCAATATGGGCAAAGGCCTGACATCTGGCAATGTGATGGATTATGCAGGTAGCCATATTGGAGCTACCATGGCAGCAGCAGCGCCATTATTATCAGCCGCAGGTTCTTTTGGTAAAACGAGTTCAATACCCGCTGCAACCACGACTCAAAATACTAATCCTTTTGGAATGAATACAATTCCAAGAGATGCTAATGGCAACCCAATTTTTTCTGCATCCAATCCTGCAGTTCCAAACCCGCATTATCAGGCTACTTATCCAAACTACGTTCAAAACCCATACAATCCAATGACAGCCAAGCGTGGCGGTTTAATGGATGTACACAAGTACTCTGGCTCATCTGATTATGGAAGTATGGTCCAAGGGTTGAATGAAATGCAAAATGGATTAGACATGGCTACACACGGCCAGGGTTTATCCGATCTACAAAAACAAATGATTGCTGCAGGGCAACAGGCATCTGCCAATGGCATATATCAATTAAGCGATACTGAATACAATAAGTTGAACCCCGATCAAGTAATGAAACGGGCTCATATTACCGTTGCAAAAGGTATCCAGCCAGTAGGTCAGCTGGGCACATATACAACAACTCCTGTAGCTCAAGCTGCTGCTGAAGCTGCTGCACAACAAGATATTGCATCTAGCACACAACCAACTTCATCAAAAGAAGGTGGTCTGATGGCCATGGCAGGTGGCGGTTCTCCTGTATACCAGCCAAGCTATGTCGATTATCAGCATACCCCACTGAGTCCAGCTCAATTGCAAGCTGCCACTGCCGCATACAACCAGGCTGGTATTCCTACGCCAACACGACCTACAGGGAACGCAACAGGCAGCGTTGGTTATGCAATTGATCCAACCAAAATGCAGGGATCACCCGCTTATCAGGCTATGCAAGCACAAATTGCAGCGCAACAAGCCGCACAACAAGCTGCACAACAACAGTCTGACGCACAGACGGCTCCTTATGCCTCTGGTGGCAGTATTCCAGATAGTCATTTAGGATCTTACTCAGATGGTGGACGTTTGTTAAAAGGCCCAGGCGATGGCGTAAGCGATGGCATCCCAGCTACGATTGGCGGTAAACAGCCAGCTCGTCTTGCGGATGGTGAATTTGTGATCCCAGCCCGAATTGTTTCTGAATTAGGTAATGGTAGTACGGATGCAGGAGCAAAACGCCTGTATGCCATGATGGATAGAATTAAAGCAAAAAGAGCGAAAGTTAAAGACATCGCAGCAGATACAAAGGCCTACAAGTATTTACCAGCATGATTATCTATGAAGACGTTGATGGTTTAAAGTTTATAGATGAATTGGAAAAGATTTTTCCAGAGCATTACGAAGAGTTATGTGTCAC